GCCATGAAGTCCACGAAGACGCGAATCTTGGGTGATAGATAACGGCTCGTCGGCCAAAGAACACGGAAGATACCCGCTTCTGCCATGAAGCCGTCGAGTATCGATACCAGCTTCCCCTCTTTTTGTAACCGGCAATATCATATGGCAGTGACCGGGATAATCCGGGAATAAGTGGGATTTCGCGATATAGAACGGAAAAACCCCGGAGAACCGGGGCTTTCATGAAATCTACAACTCCTCGCCTTAAAACTGCACGGCAAAATCAAATGGCAGGAGACCGTACTTTGACCAATCTCATCCCATATTGAATGCATGAGGATTTGTTGAAGACTCTGGCGATGCGACAGACTTAACCGGAAACAACGACCGACTGTCCGAAACCGCACTACAACCCGCTATCTATTTGTAAAATCTGGCGGTTTAACTATCGCTCTTTTCGTTTCGCGTTTTTAAGCAGAACCTTGTAGCGATAACAACTCTGACCGCATACTGCGCTATATTGAGCGTCCGAACCACATTACACGTCCAGCAACATGCAACTGTTCAATCTCGCCAGCTGAAAGTTCTTCGGCCGGATATCGCGGATTGTCACTTATCAGCTGTAAAGAGCCATTTAAACGCCCGTGGACGCGCTTAACGAGAACCATATCTCCATAAACGATAACGTAGATAGTGTTGTCTCTGATGCGATTGACTGAGGTGTCGACCAATAAGACGTCACCGTCTCGAATCGTTTCCTCCATACTGTCCCCGCGCGCAGTCAAAATCCGCGCAAAAGCTGGATTGATATTACGGCTGCGCAGCCAGGTTGATTGGAACGCAAGATATTCCAACGGGTCTTCCCCGATCGTCACCCGACCCGCTCCAGCCGATGCTTGAACGTCGAGCCTAGGGACAAGTGTAAACTCTGATTTCGCTTCTAGTTCAGTAGCTTGAACCCTCTGCGGAAGTTGCGGCAGTTCAACGGAACTCATTTCACCTTCGCCATTGATGAGCCAGTCTAACGCAACGCCTTTGACCTTGGCAATTTGCGCCACCTTATCGATTCCAGGTGTCGCGCCTGCCAAATACTTGCGCACCAAGCTTTCACCAATATCGACCTCGCGTGCGAACGCATTTGCCGACTGATTCCCGATAAGCACTTTAAGGCGCTCTGCGAACGTATCGTTCACCAAAGTACGAACTCCGAAAATGGTTCGGAGTTAGTCAATCCTCGCATTAATGGCGCTATCTTATTGTTATACAACAATAAGATCGTAATTAGCACCATAGTGCTCGCTTGACAAACTCCGAACTCGGTTTTCGCCGTATAGGGCTTGACTAATGAGCACTATATTGCGAATATCCGTTGCGACACTGTTTCAACACCTACACCCAAGCCAACCGACCTCTTGCACAGGTCAGAAAACAGGGAGCAACCATGACGAACCCAAAAAAGTGGGACCGTGCAGCGATCAAGGATGAGCTACTGCGTCAGAATAAGACCCTGACCGGTATAGCCCGCGATGCTGGCATGTATCCCGCAGCTTGCCGTGCCGGAATCATCGGAGCCAGTCGGCCTGGAGCGGAAGCAATTGCCGCTGCCCTTGGCGTTCCGTTCCGCGAGATGTTTCCCGACATGTACACGCGCGGTCGTCATGACGGGGTGGATAGTAGCAGCAACAAGTCAGGCGGCGGAAGGCCAAAACGTCACGCGAACGCTGACGGTGCACAGACTGCTGCCTGACGCTTCCGTCAGCCTTTTTCCATCATCCTGACAATCGAAAGCATCCAACATGATTATTGCTGACATTAATCCGTCGCTCGTGGACGTTTCCGCCGAACACAAGAAGGTGTCGCCGGACGCTTCCTTTGCCATTGCCGAGGACTTCAAGGTTCGCGGGCAGCGCCAGCCAATTGAAGTGATCGAACAGAAGAACGGACGCTACCAGCTGGTTTTCGGTGCAAAGCGCCTTGCAGCTGCCGCCTTGCTTAAGACAACCGTAATCGCGGCAATACGTCAGCCGGACGAATTTGCCGACCAGGCAGAAATTCGCCTGACCGGCATTGCCGAGAACTTCTATCGACACAGCTTGACCGTTCTGGAACGCAGCGTTGATGTTGCCGATTGGTGCGCAATCTGGCGGGCAGCTCACCCCGTAAAGCGCGGGCCTAAAACGCAGACGCAATCGGACACCGAGTTTAGTACCAACTTGGTACTTAATTCGACCGACGCTGAAATCATGGAACAAGGCGAGGCATTTGCGCTGAGTTTCTCGGAGGCGGCACAACGTTTCCTGAAGATCGGTCGCAATGAAGTTTTCCGCTCAATCAAGATTGCTGGCATTCCGGCCGACCTGCGGGACCGCATGGCGATATTCCTTCCGCTTTGCGACAACCAGCAAGCGCTTCTGTCTATCGCAAACGAACCATATGAGCGTGCATCGGCGATCATTGAGCTGGTGCTTGATGGCAAGGCTCAGACCGTCACTGAAGCAATTATTCAAATCGACGGTACACCGAAACCGAACCAACCGGCACGTTGGGAAAAGATTGCCGACCGTTTTGCGCGGCTGAAGCCTGCCGAGCAGGATCATTTCTTTGCGCTGCATGAAGCTGCAGTGCTGCGCTGGTTCGCAGAACGGCAGGCTGCACGTTAATGACCAAGCGCCGCGACCCTCTCACCAAGGACTTGTTCGAGTGGACGCCTCCCCAGGTGGCGATCCGCTACGAAGAAGGGGTGACCGGTCGCGGCTCGCTCGATAACCAGATTGCCCGCTTGGTAGCGCGCGCTCTGCGTGACGCACGTGATGACAACAAGGGCCGATCGGAAATTGCCGCCTCAATGACGCGCTATCTGGATCGGTCGATCTCCACGACGATGCTGGACAAATGGGCTTCTGAAGCGAGCGGTGAGCATCGCATCCCGCTCGACGCTTTCATCGCCCTTGTACATGCGACCGACGCCAAGCAGTTGCTCGGTTTTGTGCCTGGCATGTTCGGCCTGACGGTTATCGAAAACGAATACGCCGACCTGATCGAAGACAGGTTGCTTGAAGATCACATCGAAGAATTGCAGGCGCGACGGCAGATGCTGTCAGCGAAGCGAAAGGCGCGTCGATGAACGAGCTAATACGCATCACACCACACGAAGTTGCCCGGCCCAAGGAATGGCTGACTGCGCGCGAAATCGCGGTCGAAGCTCTTCCCGACTTGCCGGATAGTGAGCGTGGAATACAAATTTATGCAGAGCGCGAAGGTTGGACTAACTATCCGGGTTGCGTTCGCCGCCGAAAAGGTCGAGGCGGTGGATTGGAGTACAACTATCGCCTGTTTCCAACGCTCGCCCAGATCACATATGTCCAGCGCTATATGGTCACTGGGCGCGTAGAGCCATCATTGCAGGATGCGCCGGAATACCAAGCAACGGCTCCATTATCCGACCGCGCCCAACGTGAGCGGGACGCACGCCTTGCTGTTGTTGCGGCTTTTGAACTGTTCTTGAAGGGCCTTAATCTGAGCGTTCAAGGCGCCTTATTCGTATTCTGCGACCGCTACAACGTTGGCATGATCCAGGTGGATCCATGGGTCAAGGAAACCCTACCGAGTATATCTCAGCGTTCGGTTTTCCGTTGGCGCGCGGCGAAAGCAAAAGGCGCGAAAGATGCGCTTGCCGTAGACCGCTCCGAAGCCCGCAAGGGCAAGGGATTGCTGGAAACCGCCAACAACGGCGATGTCCGTTCCTTTGTTCTCGCATGGATCGCGGCTAACCCGCATTTGTCAGCTGATATCATCCGTGGCTATTGCGAGGACCATTTTGGTTCGGAATTGACCGATCGCAATGGCGAAATGAAGCCGTTGCCTCCTGTGCGTACGTTTCGACACTTCATCGCTGCGCTTAAGGCCGAGGAGAAGCTCGTCCTCACCAAGATCACGGACCCGGATAAGTTCCGCTCCACCATGAAGCTTTCCGGCACCGGCACCTATCGGCATATTGATGAACCGAACGCGCTCTGGATGATCGACGCATCGCCCGTTGACGCCCTATGTGTTGATGGGCGCTATTCGATGTATGCCTGCATTGATATAGCGACCCGCCGTCTGGTCATAACGCTTTCGAAGACGCCGCGTGCATCGGCTGTTGCCCTGCTGATCCGCAAAGCCATTCTGCAGATGGGTGCCGCAACCGTTATCAAGACGGACAATGGCTCCGATTTCGTAGCCATCGCCACCAAGCGCCTGTTCAGCAATCTCGATATCACTGCCGACATTTCGGACGCATACAGCCCGGAGCAGAAAGGCCATGTCGAGCGCGTAATCAAGACGTTCCAGCATAATGTCTGCCCGCAGCTGCCGGGTTATATCGGGCACTCTGTTGCCGATCGTAAGTCAATCGAAGGCCGGAAAAGCTTCGCACAGCGCCTCGGCGCAGATGAACATGAACTGTTCGAAGTTTCGCTTACGGCCGCGCAGCTCCAGCAGCACATCGATGACTGGCTGGAGTTCGTCTACCACGAAAGCGCCCATAGCGGCCTGAAGGGGCGGACACCGAACGAAGTCGCCCAGGCTTCCACAACGCCGATCCGTCGCATCGACGAACGTGCGCTTGATACACTGCTGATGCCGGTTGCCGGTAAAAACGGCCTGCGCAAGATGACCAAACAGGGCATCAAGGACAACGGCCTGCATTACGTTTCCGGCACGATCATGGTTGGTACGGAAGTGTTCTGCCGACGCGATCCGCTCGATATGGGCAAGATGTATGTATTCTCCGCTGAAGGCGGTGAGTTCCTCGACGTGGCGATCTGCCCAGAGCTGGCGGGCGTCAATCCGCAGGAATACGTCAAGGCGCAGAAGGACATTGCCGCCGATATCGTTCGCCAGCGCGAACGCGAGATCAAGGCCGATATCCGGGAACTGAAAAAGGGTCCATCCGGTATCGAACGCACCCTTCGCCTTGCCAAGCGCAAAGCAGCTGAAAAAGCTGGCCAGACCGCCAACGTCATCCAGTTGCCGAAGCGCGAAGAGCAGCATTCGACACCAGCCATTGCCGCCGCCATCGATGCCGCCACACTTCCGCAGGCAGGTATCCAGCCCAAGCCGCTCAACGAAAAGGCGGCAGAGTTGCATGAAGCGATCAAGCGCGAGGCCGAGGATCGGAAGTCATCGACGGTTGTCCATCTCGATCCCGATGCGGGTCTAAGCGCCAATGCGCGCCGCTTCAAATGGGCGATGGACCTCGAAACCAAGATCGCCGCTGGCATCGAACTGGATGCAGACACTGCCGCGCAGCTCGTCCGCTTTCAGGCGACGGCGGCATACCGAACCATCAAGGACACAGCAAAGGATTTTGGACTGGAGCAAGCGCTGAAGATCGCTCGCTAAAAATAAAACCCCGTTGGCGCGGGGTTTCGAATGCAATTTCCAAGACAATGAGGAAAAAATGACTGGTAGCGAACAATTTGTCAATGGAGGCGACACAGCGCCGATCAAGAATGTGGCTGCATGCCTCACTCTGGTCCGCTCGCTGCAAAATCGTCATCCGTTGCAGCCCAACCTTGGCGTATTCGCCGGTTTCTCCGGCTATGGCAAGAGCGTGGCCGCGCTCTATGCCATGAACAAGACGGCTGCGGCCTATGTCGAGGTTTCCGACACCTGGACGAAAAAGAAGCTGCTCACCGCCATCCTGTCGGAGCTTGGCCATCCAGATGCACGGGGTACGCTTTCTGATCTGGAAGACGACATCATAGGCATTCTGGCGCGCGATCCGAAGCGTCCGCTCATCATTGATGAATCCGACAAGCTGGTCGATCGGAACATGATCGAGCTGGTGCGCATGATCGCCAAGAAAAGCAACGTTCCGGTATTGCTGATCGGTGAAGAGCTGTTTCCGAAGAAGCTGGAACGTGTCGATCGGTTCCGCGATCTCGTGCTGGAATGGGGGTATGCGCAGCCTTGCGATCTGGACGACACGCGCACACTTGCCCGGACGTTCTGCCGTCACATTGATATCAGGGATGATCTTCTCGATCAGGCGCGCATGGAAGGTGACGGCCGCGTCCGCCGCATCTGCAACACCCTTCATTCCATCGCCAACACCGCCGACGAACTCGGCCTGAAGGAAATCGGCCTCTCGCAATATCAGCAACATGGCGCAGGCTATTTCTGCACCGGCGCGGTTCCCTCCCGCAACAACAGGAGGGCGGCTTGATGGGCATCGTTCTCAAGGTTACCGCCGTCAAAAGCAAAAGCCCCAAGCGCGGCTTCGATCACTACTGGACTGTCATGATGGACTACGCAGTAGCCGACCGCAGCTTTACCGCTCGCGACGTGTTCAATCGTTCAGACGCGACACAATCGGATATCAACGACTTCATGCGGCGTCTGGTGAAGGCTGGCTTTATCGAGTCTGTTGCTTCTGACCGGGATGCCGAGACATACAAAGTCGCCATCCGCCAGTCGATTACACCGAAGGTACGTCGCGACGGCACCGTGATCGAAGGCGTCAGCAAACAGAAGGCTATGTGGAACCACATGCGCATGAGCGCAGGTGCACAAGGTTTCACCGCGCAGGATATTTCCATCTGGGCTTCGACCGATGAAACACGCATCGGTATCGAGGCTGCGAAATCCTACATCAAGTTTCTGGCCAAGGCTGGCTACCTGATTGAGATGCAGAAAGGAAAATCCGGCAATCTCGGTATCTATCGGCTTTCGCCGGACATGAACACCGGACCGCTGCCGCCAATTATCCTGCGCGCCAAGGGCGTCTTTGATCAGAACCGTCATGAGATTGTCGGCCCGGTTGTCACCGAAGAGGTGCAACCATGATCACCGCCAAGCTCTCCAACATCGATAAGGCCCGCGCCGCCTGGGGAAATGTCATTCCTGACTGGATCGTCATTCTGGCGGAAGCGTGTGACCATGAAAGCCAGTCTGCGATTTCCCGCAAGGTCGGTTATTCGGCTTCCGCCGTTAGTCAGGTTCTCTCCAACAGCTATCAGAACGGCGATATCGGCCGGGTTGAACAAGCTGTTCGTGGGGCCTTGATGGCGGAGACCGTTGACTGCCCGGTCCTCGGCGATCTGCCACGCAACACCTGTGTGCTTTGGCAGCGCAAGCCTTTCGCAACAACCAACGCCCATCGCATCCGCATGTTTCAGGCATGCCGGAGTGGATGCCCGCACAGCCTTATCAAGGAAGGAGCATAACCATGGATGCCGATCTTTATGCATTGAGTGACACGCTTTTCGCATGGCGTCGGTCGTTCCTGAAGTACGAGACGCAAGGAGTTTTCCTCACTCCGGCCGATGTCCAGAATTTTAACGCAGCGCTCTACGAATGCGGCGCTCTCGCTGTCAAGCGCGAGCATGAGATCAGCCGCCACCGCTGGAACGGTATGGGTCGCAGCGATGACCGAACCCGACAAGCCCTGCTGGACCAACTCTACCAGGCCGACACCAACGTCGTCCTATTCAAACCCAATTTCACCCTGCGCGCTGACCGCGCCTGAGCCACCTGAACACAAGGAAACGACAATGACCGAAGCACTTGCGGCCTGCATCCTGGAAGAACAGCCAGAACAGGGCTTTACGATGGTGAATGGCAAACCATACATGGCGGACGCCAAGGGAAATCTCGTCCCTGTGGAAGCGATCAAGCCCGCAGACAAGCTGGAAGATGAAGTTGTCCGCAAAGTCATGCGATACGCATCCAGCCTTTCGGAACAAATCAGCCGGTTTCGCGGTCACACCATGACTGATCTTGGCGAGTTTGATGCGCTTCTCCAGCAGGAATATGGCGTCACCAAGGGTGGCCCCAAGGGCAACCGCACCTATCAGAGTTTCGACGGCCTGAAGCGTGTCACGGTGCAGATTGCCGATTTCGTGGATTTCGGACCGCAGCTGCAGGTGGCCAAGCGCCTGCTGGATGAATGCCTGACCGAATGGGCCGCTGATAGTCGGCCGGAAATTCGCGCAGTCATTACGCGGGCTTTCAACACCGACAAGGAAGGCAAGGTCAACCGCTCCGAAATCTTCATGCTGCTGCGGCTCGATATTGACGATCCACGTTGGCAGGAAGCCATGCGGGCCATTCGCGAGGCAATGCGCATCACCGGTTCCAAGGAGTATGTGCGCTTTTACGAACGGGCATCCATCACCGATCAGTGGCGTGCAGTCACGATCGATATGGCCAAGGCGTGAGGTGCGGCAATGGCCAGTAATAGTTTCCAAACGAAACACACAGCCATCGGAATGATTATCGATGGAGTTTGCATCATTTGCACAGGGGCCGGAATTCAGTTGTTCGCTGTGCCTTCAGGAGTCGATGGACGGGAGTTCCTTAAAGAACTCCTCAATCAGCACAATCATTCTCTCGACCAATCGAAGTTCGATATCTGGAGGAAGCGAATTTTCGGAGTGCGCGCCTTTAGCCGCATTTTTCAGCTCTTCGATCAACGCAGCAAGTTCTTCTTGGCGCGGCTGAGTTTCAAGCCAGCGAACCGCAAGCTTCCGAGCCACGATATTGTAGGCCATCGTCGCGGCCATCAAGTCCAAGTTTGCCGTCCAGGTCATCATCATCCCCCTCGTTCGAATGTGGGACACATCGCTGAGTCTCGGGAGAATCACAAGGCAGGTGCAGCATGAGCAACCGTCCTCAATCCACCACCTGGACCGAAGATCGCAAACTAGTCGTCGCCGAGCTGCTCCGCGAAGGTCTCTCAGCAGGGCAGATGAGCAAGCGCCTCGGTATCAGCCGCAATGCGATCATCAGTGTCATTCACCGCGACAAGATGCTGAGTGAGATCGGGCTTCGGGCCGGTGTAGGCGGCGCGCGTCAGCCGAAGGCGGAATCGTCACCTTACAAATCAGGCCGCATGAAAACAGCGGCTCGGTTTCCAGCTCGGTACGTACAATCCGCACCAGTCGTCGTGCCGGTTGCTGAGCCAGAGCCCGTGTTCATTTGCGAGGATGTCGCCGAGATCGAAACGCCGATCGATCCACTCGGCCTGCCGTTAGCTGACCTAAACCTTCGCAAATGCCGGTTCGCGGTCAACAACGCAGCCAAGGGCGAACAGCATCTGTTCTGCGGCCATCCGGTCAAAATCGGTTCGAGCTTCTGCGAGCACCATCATCGCCGGGTCTTTGTGCGTCCAACGAAGGCGAGTGTGGCATGAAAGTTTTAATCTTCATAGATTTTGCGCAAGCCGTCCTGCCAGGCTTTGATTGCTCCCAATATTCGTTTCACCGCTTCTCGGGTTTCTTGCAGAAGAAAGTCCACTTCAGGATCGTATCCGCTGGGAACCATGACAGACTTATCGAAACCATCGGGGGCCGTATTAGGAATTTTCTGTCTCAAAGTTGCAATACGAGCTTTCGCGTATCCGATCTGAAGCAGAAGATCACTTGGCAGTTCATTGAACGACGCCTTCACCAATTCATCGTTCAGCGCTTCGCCCATGTAATAGGCCCCATCGATTGCCATCCAAAACGCTTGACGTTTTGGATAAGTCCATTCCTCCGCATTTTTCGGTCGAAGCGTTTGGTACTGGCCAATATAGGCCTCTGTGAAGAAAAAGTACTGCGCGAAAAAATCGTACAGTCTCTCAGCTGTCATCAACTCGCGCCGAAGTCCTGTAAAAAGCAGCTGTCGGTGCCGCGTCTCCTGGAGCTGATCGGACTTTATCATCTGCAGTACGGTGTATGCGGCGGCGATGACCGCAGCAGTGCCTGCGATGAGAGTTTGGTAGTCGTAGACCCATTTCACCCAGGCGTCATTGTCCCGGTCATGGAACACGATTGGCAAAAAAATAGCCACTCCAAAGATGATCAATCCGAACCGAATACCGTGCTTCATAATGTTTCTTGCCCCTCGCCAGAATCAATTCTCGGCCATTCTGCTGGAGGTGTAAGATGAAATCCACCGCCGCCATACACGTCGCGAAAAAGCAGCTTGACCTTGACGACGATACCTATCGCGCGATCTGCATTCGCGTCACCGGCAAACATTCGTCTGCAGCGATGACCGAAGGCGAGCGACTGAAGCTAATTGATGAGTTTCGTCGCCAAGGCTTCAAGCCCGCTTCAAAAGGGTCTCGAAAGCGCCTTGAAGGCAAGTTCGCCGGAAAGCTTCAGGCTCTCTGGATCGCTGGCTGGAACCTTGGTGTTTTCGACAATCCCGCTGATGAAGCCCTGTTGGCCTTCGTGAAGCGCCAGACGAAAATCGATCATGTTCGTTTTGTTCATGATTGGGCCGACGCGCGCATAGCGATAGAGAGCATCAAGAAGTGGATCGAACGCGAAGTCGGTCCAGTCTGGCAGGAAGATATGTTCATGCAGGGCTGGAGACGTGCTGACGGCGCAAAGGTTGCGGCTGCGCAATGGAGTGTGCTTTCGCAGCAAGGCAGACTGCCAGAGCCGGGAAGCTTCACCCGATACGTTCGGGCGGTTCTTGGTCTCGATGACCAGTTCGATTTTGAAGAATTGAAGCCGCAGAACTGGCAGCCGGTGATGAATGCGCTTGGCGCAGAAATCAGAAAAGCGGCGCGGCCATGACTTTCACGATCCGCGCCACATCAGAAGCGATATCAATTCGCAAGGACAATTACGGGCGGATGGCGCGGCTATTTGGTGAAGCCATTGTATTCGGCGTAAGCCTTGGTGTTTTTGCAGTAGGTCGACAATTGCTCTGCAGAACCGCCTTCCAGTCTCGGGCGAATGGTAAGATACAGTCCGGCCATCGTACGAGAAAATTCCTCCATGCGCGAGACCGGCACAGTAGCGGCAACGAACTGGGCCACCGCATGCTCATCGTATTGAAGCGAACACAAATCTTTCGCAACCATCAATGCGACCTGATCTGCAGCCTGTTCCTCAAATCCCTTATCGGACGCATGAGCAGCCACGCAGCAGGTGCCTATCAACAGTCCAGCCAATACCAGTCTCATATCAACCCCCTGAAATTTCCTCCAATAAAGCGCGCCGTGTGCGTTTTGGCAATGGTGAGGGTATGATGATGGTTCAGCAATCCGCGCCTCTGGTTAATCTGCCTTTGTTCATCGCGCCGGAATTGGCCGAGATTGAGCGGCTCCAGACTGAGCGCAATACCCTCCAGCAGCGTATCCATGCTCTCCGGCCACACTGTCACAAGCGTGTCGAGCTGGAAGCACGCTTGCGTTTTGTTACCGCGCAGCAACTTGCGCTTTCTGCGGAGATCGGGAGGCAGCATTGAAGGATCATCGTCTTGTAGGAGAGCTGCTCGGTCTGCTTGGTGAGGATGGTCTGATCCGCCTTGCCGAAGAGCATGCAGGTATCCGCCTTTACGTACCGTCGAATATTGATCGCTCGCAGCTTATCGATACCGTTGGGATCGATATTGCAAACAAGCTCTCACACCGCTATGGCGGTGACTACATAAGCGTCCCATTAGTGCGCGATCTTCGCGCGCGCCGCTATCGTGACGACGATGGCTTGTCGAATGCACAGATTGCCCGTAAGTTGGGCATCACTGAAAACGGTGTTGAGAAGTTATTCCAACGCTCGCCGGTTAAATACCGTACAAAAAAGACTGACGACCGTCAGATTGAAATGTTTCCCTCCGAATAGTTACTGGTCGCGCCTTCCTTCTACGGCATGATTAGCAATCGCGTGCCCGCGTAAAACTGTCTTGAACCGGCCAACCTTGGCCACGGCAACAGCCAAAGAAGACAGTTTCGCGGAGGGCGTGATGTGACCGACCTTGCATCCCAGATTAATCACACGGTGCTGGCCGCGCTCGCTCCACGTGTCGCGGTCAAAAAGATCGCACAGCAACAATCCATCATTTCATCGTTTGGGCCTTTGCTTCCGGAACTGCTGAAGCGGTTTCAGGTGACGAATGCGCTTCGCATCGTTCATTTCCTTGCGCAACTCGCCCACGAGAGCGATGGCTTTTGCGCGATGGAAGAATACGCCAGCGGAGCCGCATATGAAGGCCGCGCGGATCTCGGCAATACACAGCCCGGTGACGGCAAACGCTTCAAGGGCCGTGGCCCGATCCAGTTGACCGGCCGCGCAAATTATCGCGCCTTCGCAATGTGGATAAGGCAGTACCGCTCCGATGCGCCGAACTTCGAGCTGAAGCCCGAACTGGTGGCGACGTGGCCGTGGGCTGCATGGGCTGTCTTTTATTTCTGGTCCACTCGCAACCTGAATGACCTTGCTGACCGCGATGATCTTGTCGCTATCACCAAGCGCGTCAATGGTGGCACGAACGGCTTGAGCGACCGCGCAGCATATCTCGCCAAGGCCAAGGACATTGTTGCGGAGATCAGCGCCGACGCTATCGCCTTCCAGCCGGGGGACACCGTGCTGCGTCGTGGCATGCGGGGTCTCTCCGTTGCCGATCTTCAACGTGGCCTTCGTGCTGCCGGTTTTTACCATCTGTCGATCGACGGGATATTTGGTCCGGGAACCGAGCAAGCCGTGAAGGCATTCCAGCGCGACCATCGTCTGGTTTCCGATGGCTTGGTCGGGCCGAAGACGATGAACAGCCTTCAGCGCTTCATGCCGGAGGACGTGGTATGAGCGAGCAAATCAAGGAGCCGGGCTATACCTCCAGTCGTCGCTACCTCTGGGGCAGTTTCTACCTAGCCTGGGCCGTCATCGTCATTCTTGTTGGCGCTGCATCTGTCGGCTCCGAACAAGCCGTCGCCATCGCCCCCATTGTCGTTCCTTCCATGGTCGCCCTGATCGTCGGCGTTCTCGGCGTCCATCGTGGTTTCGGGTCCGTCGATTATTGGGCGCAGGCAAAAACGCTATTCACCGATCGACGGGAGGACAGGCCATGATTGCATGGTTCTCGGCATGGTTCGCCAAGTGGACCTCCCAGATTGTTGTTGCCGCCATCATACTGCTGGCGGCGGCGACCTTGGCTTTCGGTGCGGCCCGCGCACTCCGCGATACGATCAGCGATGCGGTTGCAACCGCCGAGAAGGCCCGTGATGCGGATTGGTCTCGACAGATCGCGGAGGCCAATGAAGCTGCTGCGAAGAACATCATCGAGCAGATGAAAGCCTCCCTGGCCGCGCAGGAAAAAGCGCAGGCCGAAATCAACCGCCTCAACAACAAGGTCCTAGAACTGGAGGATGCCAATGCGGCACTTTCTGACACTCCTGGCAGTGGCATCGATGTCGATCGCTCACGGCTGCTCAACAACCAGTTCCTCGGAGGGAAAGCCAATCCTCCGTACTGAGTTCGTAAGGGGCCAAGTGCCGTCTGAAGCGCGCAGGCCCTGCGATCCGCCTGTCACTTTGCCTGATCGCGCGTTGTCGGCGAAAGAGCTGACCCCGCTCTGGGGCAAGGATCGCGCCGCTCTTGCCGCCTGCGAACAACGGCGCGGTGCAGCCATTGCCGCCATTGACGCGGTGCCGGTGCCAGCGGAGCGGCCGAAGTGATGGAGGCGGGCAACAAGGCACATGAGCTTGCCGATCTGCGCGCCGAGCAAGAGCGGGACGCGGGAATCGCTGCCGCGTCGGCTGCGTTGATTGGCGACGGATCGGACATCTGCGTCCGCTGCGGCGAAGAGATTGAGCCGGAGCGGCTTGCAGCCCTGCCATCGGCGCGCCGGTGTGTGGACTGTCAGAGCAAACTTGAACGCGAGCAGTCCAGGGGGCGTCGTTAATGCTGGAGAATATCTCACTCGCCCAGATCGGGCAGCTTATCAATTTCTTGCTGGCGGCTGCGGCCTTCCTCGGCGTGGTCAGCGGATACATCGGCAAGGGCGCGAAAGAGATATCGGCCAAGGTTTCGGATCACGAGCACCGACTGTCGAAGGTCGAGAATGATCTGTCACACATGCCGAACACTGAAACCGTCCATCAGCTCCAGCTCGCGATCACCGAGATCAAGGGCCAGATGGGCATAATGGCGAAGTCGTCAGAGGCAACCGAACGGACGACGCGTCGTGTTGAAGAATTTTTGATGCAGAAAGGACGTTAGGAATGACGGCGGGTTACAAGGATTTTGTCGATCAGAATGTACGCCTCATCATCCTGAAGGCGCTCGCGATGGAGACGAATGCCAGTCTGAACGACAGCCTGCTTGAACGCGAGTTGGAGGTTTTCGGCTACAAACGCACCCGCGAATATCTGCGCAATCAGATGCGCTGGCTTGAAACTGAAGCTGGCGCTGTACGCATCAGTGCCGCAGGCACAGCCCTTATCGCAACATTGACCAGGACAGGCCGCGATCATGTCGAGCGTCGTCTCGTCCTCGAAGGCATCCAGCGACCGGGCGACGTGGAGTGATGAGCCATGACAGAGGATAGGCGTGGCCGTTCCAGGCTCGACAGTCTGGAGTTACTACCGGAAGACGCTCAGGACGATGTTGTCTGGGCAATCAGTCAGCTCAATGAACGCCGCCGCAGTCAGGCGGATATTCTTTTTGAGCTGAATGACCGTCTGGAAGTCAAGGGCATTGGACCGATATCGAAGTCGGCTTTCAATCGTAAAGCCATGCGCTTGTCCCGTCGTGCCTCTCAACTGGAAGAGCGCCGCTACATCTATGCTGGCATCGCAGAGAAGCTCACGCCTGAAGAAATCAGCAAGTCCGATATCGTTCTCGGCGAGTTCCTCAAAACGCTCATCGATGAGCTGCTTGACGGCGATGGCCTCAATTCCAAAAACGCCATGGAACTGGCACGCGCCTATAAGGAGACCGTGGTTGCCCAGCGCCATTCTGCCGAGCATCGCCGCAAGGCCGAACAGGAAGCCAGTGCCAAGCTGGCGAAAGCGGTTGGTGACGCGACCGACGCTGTCGAGAAAGCAGGCCGCAAGGTGGATGGCGAAGAAATCCTGCGCATGATCCGTGAAGCTTATGGGACATCCTGATGACACAGCCTTTGCTTTACGGCTATCAGCGCCGCTGGCTCACGGACAAAAGCCGCTTCAAGATCGGCAAATTTGCCCGACAAACCGGCAAGACGTTCACTACGACACTGGAATGTGTTGATGACAGTTTTGAGCATGCCGTAAAGAGCCAGCGTACACGGTGGGTGATATTGAGCCGTGGTGAACGTCAAGCTCGTGAAGCCATGTTGGAAGGAATATACCCTCACGCCAAGGCTTACGGCATGGCATTTGACGCCAGCGAGTTTGATTGGCAGGGCGACACCGGCAGCTACAAGGCGCTGGAAGTGACATTGCCGCACGGCACCCGTATTACAGCCCTTCCGGCAAATCCCGATACGGCGCGCGGCTTTTCTGCCAACGTATTCTTGGATGAGTTCGCGTTCCACAAAGATAGTAACGCGATCTGGAAAGCGCTCTTTCCGGTAATCTCGGCCAACTGGAAGCTGCGCGTTACATCGACACCGAATGGCAAGAGCGGGAAATTCTTCGAACTGGACACCGCCAATGACGATACCTGGTCACGACATGTTGTCGATATCTATCAGGCGGTCAGGGACGGCTTGCCGCGAAACATCGAGGAACTACGCGCCGGTATTGCCGACGAAGATGCCTGGGCGCAGGAATATGAACTGCAGTATCTCGATGAGGCGAGCGCCTGGCTGTCGTACGAACTGATCTCGTCGGTCGAAGATGACGATGCAGGAAGCCCTGAAGGATACCAGGGCAACCCCTGTTATGTCGGGCGCGATATTGGCCGACGCAATGACCTTCATGTGATCTGGGTATGGGAAGAAATCGGCGACGTTCTGTGGTGTCGCGAGATCGTCGAGCAGAAGCGTGCCACCTTTGCCGACATGGATGCTGCCTTTGATGACGTGATGATGCGTTATCGTGTGGCGCGTGCCTGCATCGACCAGACCGGCATGGGTGAAAAAGTGGTCGAGGACGCACAGCGCCGCTACGGTCGTCGTGTTGAGGGTGTCCTGTTTAGCACCGGCAGCAAGCTGATCATGGCGAATGGCGGCAAGGAACGTTTCGAGGACCGGACCGTCCGCATTCCGATGGGCAATGTTCCGCTTCGGTCCGATCTGCACAAACTGCGCAAGGTCACTTCTCCGACCGGCGCGCCGCGATTCGTTGCCGAGCGAGACGATGATCACGCCGACCGTACGTGGGCTGCGTTCCTTGGCATACATGCCGCCAGTACGCCGCATATGGAATACGCGTATGAAACACGTCGCAACGTGCCGTCCGATGGTCGCAGCCGATCCGATGATCGCGAGCGTTCGATTAATCCAGAATTGAGAGGTTCGCTCTGATGGCACAGTTGGTCGATCAGTATGGCAATCCGCTGAAGCGGCAGGAAATCACCAGACCCTATGCGGGGCCGACAACCGGCGGCGTTCGTCCCGTCATATCAGGTCATCCGGCCGAGGGGCTTAACCCGCGTCGTCTTTCCGCCATTCATCGCGCAGCTGCTGAAGGTGATCCGCTCTCCTATCTGGAGCTTGCAGAGGACATCGAGGAGCGCGACCTTCATTATTTCGGGGTGATGTCGACCCGCAAGCGTTCCGTGGCGCAGCTCCCGATTACGGTGAAGCCTGCCAGTG